ACCAGTAAGAGACCTTACACTTCTTTTCTTTTTCTCAACAATAAATCCACCAAAAGCCTCTGCAACTTGTGTTAAGTCAAGTTCCTCTTTCTTCACATCCATAATCTGACCCTTGTATTTCTTCTTCACAAGTTCAAGTGCAGATGGGCCTTTGTTTACCTTCCTTGTCTTTTCCATTTCTTTACTTGGAGGCATGGTAGTCGCATCCTTTTTCTTTTTATTTTTTCTTATTCTTCCCATATCTCTTAGATGATCATAACCTTCCTCACCCATCATCTGTTTCTGTTTCTTATTGACAACAGACTTTGTGGTCTTTTCTTCAGCCCCCTCTTTCTCAGGCATGACTATGCAGTTTGGGGACTTGGAGGATACCAGTCCCCCTTTTACTTTTTTACTTGTTCTTGGAAATCTAGATCGATTCTCCACGCAGAGAATCCTTCCTTGACACGACCACGTTTCTTTGCAATTGCTTTACCGATTGCCTTACGTCTATTTGCAAGATACTTATCAGTTGAATCATGATCACCATCATTGTCTATATCTTTATCTTCCTGACCAACAGGATCCATCTTCTCATGAACAACTTGTTCAAACTGAGATCCAGCACCAGTATTTAATTTTCTTATCTTATCTAAAATACTAGGAGTCATTTTTTTCTCTTTTGATTTAGATGATGTGTCAACAACTTTTGGAGAAGGACATGACATCTCATTCATTTTCTTACGTTTCTTCTTTGTCTTCGCAAGAATTCTATCAGCAGCTTCACTTCTTTCTTTATTTGGCCCATCATAAGCCATTGCACCTTTCTGCATGCGAGGTGCTTTTTCTTCCTCTTGAAGAGGATCACCATTTAATTCGTGATGTGCTTTATCTAATTGTTGACCTAATTTGTACTGATCTAATTTATCTTTCTTTTGTGAGGGAGTGGGATTAAGATCTTGTTGTGTCTTGGTGCCTTTTTTAAGGTCGAAAGGCCCTATCTTTTTCACCATTTCTTTCACTTCTTCCTTTTCTTTCTTTTTCTTTTTCTTAATGAAGTCAGCCATAACACCACTTGGTTTACCTGATCCTCTGGTAATACCGTATGAAGCTCCTTCTGTTTTAAACTGTGGATGTTTATCCATTTCTTTTTTTGTCATTCCTCTTTTCTTTCTAAGAGCCTCTTTTCTTTTTTCTGTTCCCTCTTTTCCATCATCAAATCTCATTTCTTTAACTACTTCTTCACCTAAGAGTTTTTGTTTTGCCATTGCTTTCACAACATTTGGTGCTGGTGATGCACCAAGTATTTGAAGAAATATTTTCATCTTCTCTTCTTTTGAAGCACCTTCGGGAACTTTACCTTTCGCTTTATATCTAACGTCAGAAGCTAATTGTGATGCTTGTTTCTCTGTATCATCAGCACCAGCCGCATGTCCTCTCTTCTCTTCATAGACTTTTTGATACGCACTCATCAAGTCATCTTGTAATTTTTGACTAAGCATTACTCTTTGCACGATTCTTTCTAGATTTATTTATAAAATTAAGGATGATAGGATTGTGTGAAAGTCTCTGAGTATATTGTCTTAGAGCATCAGTTCCAACCTCTCTCTGATTTGCAGGCACACCAGATACCTCAGTGAATTTTTCAGTGATATCCTTAATCCATGATTTAAACATTATGTTTTCCTCAGTGACTGCAATGATATGATTCGCACCTGTACGAATAATCTTACCAATCAAACCAGTATTATCATTCTCAACAATGTCACCAACACGAAATATGTTACCGTTCATATAGTTTTCACGAAGGTTTCTCCAATCAAACTTAGGAGCAATTCTCCACATCTCATTCTGTTGTTTCTTGACTTTCATGCCCTGTCGAAGTGAATCATATAACTTTCTTGCAGCATCATCTTTTAGAGCTCTTGGTACTCCAGTTCTAAAGGTATCATAATCATCATCTGCAGCAGCCTTTCTCAATTTAGATGCCGACATGGCACTCACGCCTTCACCATCTGGATCACGATCTCCAGCAGATATCACTTTGATACGATCAAACTTATAAAGTTTATTATTGTATTTGTTTGCTAAATTTTCAAACTCAGCCTGACGATCTTGTCCAACTACAATATTCACAGACTTTGCACCTCTTTCATTCGCACCTTTCAATGCATCAAAGATTGTTTTTGTCTTTGGATTATTCATAATATGTTTCGCATGTTGTGGAAACATCTGTTGCATATATCCAATCTTTGTGTCTGGATCTAAAGGATTTTTTGAAGGATCATTCGATCTTGATGGATAGATTTCATAATTACCACGACCAGCAACCTGTTTAACTTTGTTTAGAAGTTTCTCATGTCCTGTTGTGGGTGGATTGAAACGACCAAAAGCCACAGTCATGTCTGCCTCATCCGCATTGGGATTTGGTTTCGCAACTGTTTGAGAAGATATTGCTTCAGTTATAAATGCTGTAAAACTTTTCATATTTTCGGTGCGGGCATGGGATTACCTTTTTCCCAATTCTTATCTGCGGTAAAGTTTGCACGACTAAACTCTAAACGATCCACCAATTTAAGAGCTTGACCTGATCTAATCGCAACAAATCCCTCTGGAGCTGTTACACGATAACCATCTGGTGTTCTAAGAAACGTGCCAAATGTATTTACCTTTTGCAACTTACGAATCATAAAATTTTTCGCAGCCTGTAAATTCATATAAGATGCAACAGTCATGTATATTGACTGTTCATTATCAGAAATAAATTTAAGACCTTTGTTCTTCAGTTCTAAGTATTTATCTTTTGTCGTCTTCATCTTCTTAGTTGCAATTTCTTTGTCTAATGCGTTTGAAAAATATTGTGCAAAATCTCTTGCAGTATTACGAGCACCAATTAAAGTTTTACCTTGACGAATATAAGAGTTGAAAAAAGTCTTAAACATAATATTCAACGTAAACTTATTCATACTATTTGTTTTCATCAAATCAAGAAAACGAGATGCTTGTTTTAGAGATCCCTCAGTTTTATTGACTAGATTTGTATAGGATGTTTTCTCTGCACGAGTCATGTTCGCTTCACCTGACGCATTTTTAAAATCAGATGATGTCACAAAGACATTGGTGTTTCCTTGAATATTAATATTTCCAAAACTGGCAGACATTGCATCTAGAGTCCTACCAGAATATGAAGTATGAAACACAATTCCAAACTTTGCTTCATCTATCTTCTGTCCAATATCACTATCTTTTGGAACTGCATACACGATTGTGTTTGGTTGAAATGCAATACAAGTATCTCCACCAATGTTTGCCTCATACTTGTCATCAGTAAACAAAAGATCTCCCTGCACAACATTTGGTATTGAAAGCGTAGAGAGATATTTGTATGCATCTTTAAGTTTTTGTGAAAGTTGCCCAGGCGGATACATGCTGTCCACATCATCTTCAGAATATGAGATCTTTGGATTTACTTTATTGAATACAGATTTAGTTCCTACAAAAAATCTTCCGTTGTCTGGATTCACACCACAAATTATTGCAGGCGCTCCGTCCCATTTAACTGTGACACGAGCATCTGCACCACCTTGATCTAACATCTCCCCAAGAGAACGAAGGAAAGCAACTGCTTCCTTACCTCCTTGAGAACCGTCATTCAAGATATTATCTTCTAAATGTTCGAGGTGTGTATTCTTCACTATGCGTTGAGAAAGTAATGATTTATGACTTCTATATGTTCATGTGCCTTTGCGATTTCATCGATTTCATTTTCGATTGCTGCCATTATATCAGAGTGTTCTCCAATACCCACAGGTTGATTTAAATAAATCTCAACGTTTTGTTGATGTTTACATATCAAACCCTGATAGTAATTGATTTGAGATTTTAAAATTTTTTCTCGCAAATTAACCATAGTAAACTATAATATATTTATTTTTATTATAACATACTATTTGTAGTTTATCTACCTTTTCTTTTTATTTTTATCACCTTTTGGAAGATATGCACCACCACCAAGTAATATTTGAAGTTTTAATTCCTTATATATTTTTTGTTCATCACCAGGCCTAAACTTAAATCTAAACTGCAATAAATGACCTTTTGGTGCAGCAGGGCCTGTCATAAAAAATCTTCTACCAGTTATTGCTTGACCACCTAAACTATATCCAGATGGAGCTTTCTCAACTCTTAGATTACCTGTCTTCGCTTCCAACTCATTAATATGATCCACAGTTATTTCTTTGATTGTAGTTTTATCTACATCAATCACATTAGCTAAATCAGTTCCAAAAGTAGCTCTCTTCATAACATTAAACAATCCAGCTTTAAAAGCTCTAGGATTATTTCTAGATGCTGCATCGATACCGTTCATCACATCTGTAAAAAACATTCCACTTAGTTTTACCTTTGCTCTTTTTTCAGCTGGTGATCTAGCAGATGAAAGTAAATCTCCAAGAAGTCTACGATATCTAGATTCTCTTTGTGGTAACTTAACATTAAGTTGCGACATCACATCTAATAATCCCTTAAATGGACTTAAGCCTGCAACTGTAGAACTACCAGACTTTAATGAGAAGTTCATCATTTCATCAATTATATTCTCACCGTTCATATTAATTTTAACCATGATATCACCTTTAACTAAACCACCAGTCAGTTCTCCCTCTTGACCATCTGCAATAATATCTACTGTAACCTGATCTGATTCATTATTTTTCAACCATGTATTTTTTGCTTTGATAATCCTTTCCCGATAGTTTGTATTTAAAGTTTGAATTATTTGTGTTATTTTATCATCCAAATTACCAATATCACCAACTCTATCGTACATCATCTTCCATTCTGGCCCGTATGCTTCCCAAGTTGATCCTTGTTTTAATCTTACTTGTAAATTAATTGCAACAATATCTGGATCTGGTGGAACTTCTTTTGATGAGTAATTGTAATTAAAAGCTCCTGTTTGGAATAATTTTGTGTCTATCTTTGCACGAACAGTATTAACTCTACCTCTACTTACAGCATTGTTAGCAAATAAGTCAGCAAGACCTATGGAGAATATTCCCTCCATAATATCACCTTCATTTCTCTTTGCCATTCTATCTTAAAAGTCTATTATCTTATCTATTTAGAGATCATCTGTTGCACGATTTTCAGATTTATACACATCAAACTCTCCGCCTGGATATCTCTTCTTCAACTTCTCTACATTACCAGCGATCACATCATCAAGTGTAATATTAAGTGCCATGCAGGCCTGCATCACATACCACATAACGTCACCCAACTCAATAACAAGATGTTTTCGATTGTGGTCACTCCAAGGCTTACCTTGGAAAACCATCTTCTTAACGATCTCCATAAATTCACCACCCTCAGCACTGACACCAACAGCAGCAGTAAGAAGTCTGTGAATATTGGAGCCCTGTCCGTCAAGGTCATCCAAACTTTCAACGAAAGATTGATAATCTTTACTGGGATCGGATGTG